AAGCTGGCACTCTTGGCAGTCAGGGTGAGGCGATCGTTCCGATTCGTGCAGTCGATCCAGGCAGCCATGGCAACGTGCCGGTCGGCGCAGTCAGCTTGCTCGTTCAGCCGATTGCGGGAGTAACGGGAATTACAAATACAGCCGCGATCAGAGGGGGAACGGACGAGGAGTCTGATGAAGCTCTGCTCGCTCGCTATCTGTTGAAGGTGCGTCAGCCGGGTACAAGCGGCAATAGGGCGGACTACCAGCAATGGGCGCTGGAAACGCCGGGAGTCAGTCGGGTTAGAGTAGAACCGTTATGGGACGGCCCGGGAACAGTCAGACTCTATGTGTTGGGTGAAGATAAACGTGCTCCCAGTCAGACGATTGTTGATGCGGTACAGCATCACATTTCTCCCGCTGCCGGTCAAGGAGAAGGCAAAGCTCCGATCGGCGCTGCAGTAACGGTGGAAGCTGCGGTCGAAGTACCGCTTCATATAGAAGCTAAACTGACGCTGGCAAGTGGATCGACATTGGAGCAAGCTAGGGAAGATTTTGAAGCGGGGCTTGCCGACTATTTGGAGCAGCTTGCTTTTGTCGATCCGCTCATTCGTTATAATCGGATCTCGGCCATTTTATTGGACATTCCGCGAATCGTCGATTTTGAACATTTATTGGTGAGCGGCGGTGTCGATAATATCGATTTGTCGCTTGGCGAAGTCGCGGTAATCGGGACGGTGAACTTAAATGAGTAACTATGCGATGACAAGCGTCCGGGGAAAGGAGATGATGTCCTTCCTCCCGGACTATTATGCGACTTCGAGAATTATGAGCGCCAATATGGAGGCTCAAGGACAGGAATTGGATGCGTTATGGCAGGCGCTTGATGGAACGCTTGAGCAATATTTTGTCTCGACGGGGACTTGGGGGCTGGAGCAATGGGAACGTGAGCTGGGTATTACTATTGATGCTACCAAGCCTGTCGCGCAAAGACGTAGCGTTATTTTGTCCAAGCTGCGTGGGATCGGGACGGTGACGGTCAGTCTCATCAAATCGGTAGCCGAAGCCTATGACGGTGGGACGGTCGAGGTGACGCTTCAGCCGGAGGCCTACACTTTTACGATAAAGTTCGTGGATACACGGGGTATTCCGCCCAACCTAGACGATCTAAAAGCCGTCATTGAAGAAATCAAACCGGCGCACCTGGCTGTCGAATATGCGTTCACCTATACCCAGTGGAGCGAGCTGAGGCAGAAGACGTGGGGAGAACTCAATCACTTCACCTGGGGCGAAGTGATGACAAGGAGTTGGAGCTAATGGCGGAAGTAACACCGAATTTAGGGTTGAAGAAGCCGCTGGAGAGCGAATTTGTCAGCATTCAAACCCTGAACGAAAATATGGATAAAATCGACCAGTCGCTGGGTCCTGTGGGAGACTTGCCTACCACGGCCAAAAATGCGGCTGGGGCTATCTCGGAAATATACGATCAGTTGGCTGATAAGCCTCATGAGCAGTTGACGTTGAAACCTGGTGTTCAGATCGTTCAAGGTGGCGACGTTCCGGCTATACTTCACCCGACGATGCAGGGGCGGACTCTTATTAATTTGTTGGGGCGAAAAGGAAACTTTGAGAAAATAGCAGATTGGGCGATTACTTCTGAAGCCGCCGTCGACACGACAAACAAGTTATACGGTTCACAAGCTTTGCGAATTTCCGGCGATAATTCTGGTTCGTTGGTGGCCTCTACCACATTCGAAGTGCCTGCTAATTCATACTTTCTAGCTGTAGTTGAAGCATTAGCAGGAGGGCAATGTCAATGGAAGATTGGAGATGCAAATAAGGTTATAGGCAACGGTGTAAACTGGCTGAAATTCTCGTCTGTCTCTGCCAGTACAGGGACAGTTCAATTCTATGAGAATGGACGGCCAATTACAGTAGACGGAGTACGCATTTATCGCATCAGTTTTGAGGAGTTTTCAAAACTAGAATCTATGACTTCCGACCAGATCTTAGCCATTTACCCCTACGTAGATGACATGAAGCACATCAATGCCGTCTATATCGAGAGTAAGGGAAAGAATCTGCTTCCGCCATTTTCGGAGTGGCAAGGTGGCGCAGGAACGATTTCGACTATTAACGGCGCATATGAGATTATGCTGGGGGCAAATCAAAATATTATTTGCGAGATGAACGTTCTCAAAAATGCAGATTATTCTGTTTCCTTTGCTGCTGTTGGGCTTAATGACGTGCTAATCGGTGTGACAGACCCGACGCAGAACGTGGCAATATCCGGGTGGAAAACCTCTAGCTTCATTTTTAATACTGGTGGTTACTCAACCATTCGAGTAATCATATCATCCGGAGGATCCGGGGCCGGACGATTATCCAATATTATGATGAACATTGGTTCCGAAGCTCTCCCATTCGATCCACATAAACCTTCCTATCTCTATCTGCCAGATTGTAGCCTACGTTCCAACGTAGACGGCAACATAGCAGATCGGCTGTATACGGATGGACAAGGCAAACTGAGAGTGACGAGGCGGTTCCAGGAGATGGTTCTGGACGGTTCGCTGGGTTGGGATTTTTACGCGGATAGAACTGGTTTTAAAAACGTTACGGTTCCAGTTCTGGGCGCAGCAGGATTCAATGCGCAAATGATCAAGTACGATGGTAGGTATATTCCATATGCCGACCCAACAGCCGAAACCGAAAGATTCGCATTTAATACAGCCGCAACCAGTATAATCGCAGCTATTAGCGACGCAATCAGCGGTTGGGGTGAAACCTACATGCCTACAGCAGATGAGATAAAGGCTTATTTCTATGGGTGGAGGTTGTATAACAACTACACGGGTTTGAATTTCAACCTGGGAGAGGACCCGATTCATAAAAGGTGGACTCCCGTTCACAGGCCTTGGGATGGACAGGGAATAGCTTCAGTAGTGCCAACCGATTTTTCAAGCGGCTATTCGCCCTATCGCCTCATGTACCAACTCGCTCAAAGCACAGAAGAACAAGTCACATATGAAGGCTCCTTGATGCTGCATGAGGGTGACAATCAGGTCGAGGTAGGGACGGGGATTGTGGTTCGGGAAGCTGCAAATCCCGTCTATAGTGGCGGTACGTCGTATCATATCAATAATCCTGGTACGATACCCGCTAGTAATCTAACATCCCGCACGAAGACGATTATTGGAGTGTACGAGGACGACCGCCTTGACCTTGGATGGAAAAGAAGGACAGACAACCCCGGGGTTTTCACCTTCGGCGTAGTGAGTCTATATAAAGAAAAAGAGTATTACAAGCCTGGGGCCGCTTATTCCGTAACCTACCTTGCACTTGACACCTACGCGCTCGGCATCACCCCGCAGACGATCGGCGCGGAGTATGCGCCAAACATCCGGGAGTCGGTAGAATCGCTTGTGCGCGAAGTGGTCGAGGCCAGAACAGAAACTTCCGTCTTGCAGAATACGAAGGAAAACACTCAGAAAGTAACGTTAGCGCCTAAATGGATAAATGCTACGCTACTAGCTGATTGGAGCGGAAATTTTGATTATGCCAAAGATGAGAACGGTTTGGTTACTCTCCGTTATGGTATAACAGCAGGGACAACAACATTGAATACCCCCATTATGTTTTTACCTGCGGGGTATTTCCCTGCCACAAATACACCAATACCTACATCTAATAATAATTCGGGATCAGCGGGCCTTGGATTATATATTAATGGGACAATAGGCGGCGTGGCGGTTACGGAGACTATTAACTTTACGGCAGGGCAACTTATCTACGGTAGCATCACGTATAAAGCATTAAGTTAGGAGGGTACAACCAAATGAAAGAAGCCATTAAAACAGACCTCGATGGCCTATTCGTCCAGCCAGTCATCGTCCCATTCTCACAGTCGGGCGTGACAGAAATCCGCGAACTGCTGCCAGCCGAAGACGAAGAAGAGCCGCAAGAAGCCATCACTGGTTATATCATCGCCGAGAAAGTCCCAAACGGGTTGTTTACGCCCCGATGGGACTTTTCTAACTCGATGTGGATCGAGGGGATGGAGCAAGAGCAGATCGATGAGATTCGGAACACGCCAAGGCCGTTGTCGCCCGAAGAAAGGATTGCGCAGCTTGAAGCGGAGAGCGTCGAGGTGATGCTAGGACTGACGGAAATCTATGAAGCTCTGTCAGAGACGAATGCGGCTCCGCGGCTGCAGAAGCTGATGAGTGTGTTTTCCTCCGCGAAGCGATAAACAGCGATAGAGTCATGCGGCTACCCATCCACAAATAAGGAGATGAAGAAACATGGCCCAAATCTACGCCAATCTGATCCGTAAAGGCATCAAAACGCTTGACGAAGTTCCGGAGTCCAAAAGGGCGGAAGTGGAAGTTATTTTAAGCAGCGATGCCTAGTAGAGCGATTCCGAAATAACGTAATGAAATTCACCTGGAGATGTGCAAGACGACTGGCCAAGCTTAGAGCGTCCAACCACGATATTGAACGGCTGCAAGCGTACTAGCCAAGCTTAGGGCATCCAACCCGCGATATTGAACGGCTGCAAGCGTACTAGCCAAGCTTAGGGCGTCCAACCCACGATATTGAACGGCTGCAAGCGTGCTAGCCAAGCTTAGAGCGTCCAACCACGATATTGAACGGCTGCAAGCGTACTATCCAAGCTTAGAGCGTCCAACCACGATATTGAACGGCTGCAAGAGCGCTGGCCAAACTTGCAGGTTTCCGATGTCCGGATTACGTTACTTTTGAGTCGCTCTACTAGTCTGCAAGAATAGTATCGAAGACCGCTCCGTTCCTGTAACCACTACAGGAAAAGTCGGACCGCTGCAACTAGTAGCCTATTTTTACAAAACTACAACTACACCCAGGAGGTGGGACCCATGTCCAGCGAAGAAGCGCGCGTGCTCTCGGAAATTCGGGAGCGCGTCGTTAGGTTGGAGACGAAGATCGATGCGATGACCGATGTCCGCGATACGGCGGAGGCGGCGAGAGACACGGCGCTTGAAGCGCTGCAGTCGACGAGGTCGGCGCATCTGCGGATTGACGAGATTGCCGATAATCAGCGTTGGCTGTGGCGGACGCTGGTCGGGGCGATTATCGCAGCCGTGATTGCGGCCGTGACCAACCTGCAAGGAGGTTGAATACACTATGGACAAACTGATCTCTATGACCGACGAGGTGGCTCTTCTCGCTCCGATCGTCGCCGCCTATGTAGGCGTCGTGAAGGAGTTTCGCGTGCCAAGTCGCTATTATCATCTCGTCAGCCTGCTCATTGCTACTGTATTTATACTCGTTCCCCAGCATGTTCAGCAGACGCTCGCGACGATTTCC